GAGCGATTTATCTTTGCGCTTGGATCAGGTAATAACCCACGACTAGTCAAATGGTGTGATCGTGAAGATAATACAGACTGGACTCCAACAGCAGTTAACCAGGCTGGTGATCTTGAATTGCAAACATCTGGAGAAATAGTTTCTGGATTAAGGGTGCGTGGAAGAACACTAATCCTTACTAACGTCGACGCTCATGTTGCCACCTACAGTGGACCACCAACAGTTTACGGCTTCCAGAGGGTAGGCACATCTTGTGGCTCTATCTCTCGTCTAGGGGCTGTTGCTGTTGACGAAGGCGCTTACTGGATGGGTGCTAAGTCATTTTACGTCTATAATGGATCATCTGTACAAGAAATGCCATGTGACGTCATGGACCATGTATTTAATGGTATGAACACCTCACAGCGATCTAAGGTATGCGCCGTCCATAACTCTCAATTTGGCGAGGTATGGTGGTTTTACCCAAGCACCGCCTCTGTAGAGAATGATAGGTACGTTGTATATGATTATAAAGAAAACCACTGGAATATTGGTGTATTAAGTAGAACGTCAGGCGTTGACTCTGGTGTATTCAGTCAGCCTATGTGGTTTGATGCCTCTGGTAATATCTATAACCAAGAGACTGGTCACTCTCACGGCACTAGCGCATCTTATTTAGAGAGTGGGCCTATCAGTATTGGTATAGGCGATCAGATAACAAAAGTTAACCAGATTATTCCAGATGAGCTTAATCTGGGTGATGTAACACTAACCTTTAAGACTAGATTCTATCCAAATGGCACTGAAGAGTCTTACGGACCATTTACCATGTTAAACCCTACTGGCGTTAGGTTTCAGGGAAGGCAGGTTCGCATGAGGATTAATGGCTCAGAATTGGTAGACTGGAGGGCGGGAAAGATGCGTTTAAACGTGACTACTGGTGGCAGTAGATGAGTCTAGCTGAACGCCCACCACCACCACTAGGGCCAGATTGGAAGCCTTGGGGTGAGAGGTTGACGGACTTCTTAACTAGAACAAAGTCTAAGCTGTCATACTATCTTGCTGGTGAGTCTGCCGGCGAAGATGGCGTGTTATTGTGGGATAGGACCGGCTATCCAGTAGTATCAAAGAATGGCGAGTGGAGGCAAATAAAATTAGCGGGAGGCAGTGGATCATTTGCATCAACTGTAGATGTAGTTGCCGCTAGCCCAGATACAGCTTATGCCATACCCTTTGACCTTGTATCGGCTACTGGGACGGTGACTATTGATGCGGCTGACAGCACTAAGATAATATTTGCAGAGGCAGGAGTGTACTCGGTGGCTGGTAATTTCCAGTTATTATCGAGTACGGCAGCAGTAAAAACTATATATCTTTGGACGATGTTAGATGGAACAACAGACTCAGTGTCGGTACAAACTGATATTAAAGACAGCGGGCAAGTTAAGACGGTAGGGGTGTCCTTTACGTTAACAATTGCAGCAGGGTCATATCTGCAAATAAAGTGGGCAGTTTCTAATATTGCATTAAGGTTAAAGGTGGTAGCAGCAACCGCATTTGCACCTACTACACGCGCAGCTCAAGTATCCATAACACGCGCATCCTAAAAATGGTATAATCGAGCATATTTTGATACGGAAGTGCAGATGTCAGACTTAGACGTAGAATTAGAACGATGCAGGGTTTGGATAGAGGCAGCGTTAGACTATAGTGGAGGAACGCACGATTTTGATGATATTGCGGCTAGTGTTCGGTCTGGTTACATGCAGTTTTGGCCTGCACCTAAAGGGTGTGCGATAACAGAGATATTAACATTCCCAAAGCGCAAGATTTTTCATATCTTTCTTGCTGGTGGAGAGAAGCAGCAAATAGTAGATATGGACGAGTCGGCAGTGGAGTTTGCTCGCAGAGAGGGATGTACAGGCATGACTATTGCTGGGCGTAGAGGCTGGGCAAGAGTTTTAATGAATAAAGGATGGACGGAAGCGTTCACCACATTAAGCAAGGATATATAATATGTCAGGTGGAAAAGGCGGCAGCCAAACAACAGAAGCAACAATTCCAGAGTGGGCCAAGCAACCCACTATCAGAAACTTGGCAAGAGCCGAGCAAGTCCAGAAAATTGGCTACATGCCTTACTATGGTCCTGATATTGCGGCGTTTACTCCACAGCAGGAACAGGCGATGCAAGCCAACCAAGATGCGGCTTCTGCCTTTGGGTTAGCCTCCCCTGGTGTTGACGCTATGGCAGGAATGCCTGAAGCGCAAAGCTTTGGTGGCATGAGTGGCTATAGCTCTTCTCCTATATACGAGGCAGCCGTAGCAGAATTAAAAGAAAAGCAGCCAGGATTTGTTAACCAATACGATCAATTATTTGGTCAGCAACGTCAGGCTGGTCCTGGTTATTTCGGTCCAGGTTATGAGGGTAGTCGTCGCTACGCTGGTTTTGACCCAGGCAATGCTGGCATGAGTGTAGGATCACAAGATTACCCTTCTGGCTTTCCGTCTGGTCAAATGCCAGATATGGGAAGCTTTCAGACTCAACAAGAGCCTCAAATGAGCATGTACCAAGCTCCAATGCAAGCTCCAATGCCAAATCAGTCGATGTATCAATCTCCAGCGCCAGGTACCTCAGTAGATGATCAATACTTACAAATGATGTCAGGGAGTAAAATATAATGGCTGGAGCAGGAATGCCAAATCAGCGAACCCTTCCACAGATGGGTGTTGCAAACAACCAATTACAGCCAGGTGGAATAGGCCAACCATTAGGGCTTGGACAAGCACAACCACAGCCTGCTCCTCAGCCTCCTCCTGGATTAAATAAGCCTGGTTATCAGCCCTTTGCTGATCCTGCACCTGCCTCTTTGTACTCTGATCCTAACTTGGGCGTAAGCGGAAATCGCGTAAACCTGGGACAAGCAACTGCGGTCAACCAGCAAAAAGCGGGACAAAATCCGGCATCTCTATACTCTGATCCTAATCTGGGCGGCGGAAGAGGTATTCCACCACGAGGAGATGGCGGAGGTATGGTAAATGGCTTTGACCAAGCACCAAACTTCGGTCTTGGTACTGGTGAGTATAGCGGTAACACGGGTGTTACGGGCGGTATGCAGAAGTATGGGGGTAGCTATACCGATCATAGTATGGACGGTCGTTTGAGCGAGAAATTTTTTAGTGGTAGTGCGGAGGAAATGCGTGGCCGTGGATTTGGGGATGGTGCAGGTATGCAACCGCCGGGTAATCCCGACTGGAGAGGCCCGCAGCCTGGACAACCATCTGCTGGGGCAAAGGGCGGCGCTCAAGTGCAACCTCCTGGTGGAGCTATTACGCCACCACCACCACAGCCTCCCTCTACTATTCCTACGCCTCCTCCTTCGACGCCTCCTGTTGCCACTGCACCTGTTGCGCCTGTTGATCAAGGTCCACGCGCCCCAAATATTAATCAATCGGCTGCCGCTGGAATACAAGGCTCTATGGCTGGAGCAGCCCGCGAGATGAATTATCAACCAACCAATATTGGTGGCGCATCCTACAATCCTTATTCAACTGGATCACAAGGCTATGGCGCTACTACTGCTGGCGCTCAAGGTTTTGGTGCTTCTGGTGTTAATGCTCAAGGATATGGGGCGGCGGGAACTGGATCACAAGGTTATGGAGCGGCGGGAACTGGATCACAAGGTTACGGCGCTACTGGAGCTGGATCACAAGGATATGGCGCTAGTCAAATGTTTGGCGCTCCAACTGTTGGCGCCCAGAACGTCACAGCAGGACAACTTGCAGGAACTGATTTATCCCAATACCAAAACCCATACGAAACCCAGGTAGTCCAATCTACCTTGTCTGACTTAGATCGGTCTAGGCAAATGGCTATGGGACAAGCAGGCGCTCAAGCTACAGCGGCGGGTGCGTTTGGTGGTTCTCGCCTAGCATTAATGGAAGCAGAGACTAATCGGTCTTTTGCTGATCAAGCTGCTAGGTCTGCTGGACAACTGCGTCAAGCTGGATTTAATCAAGCTCAAGGCATGGCTCAACAGGATATTGCAGGTCGTATGCAGGCAGGTCTTGCCAATCAGGGTGCAAATCTACAGGCTGGAACTACTACAGCAAATCTCATGCAACAGGCAGGATTGTCTAACCAATCAGCTTTAAACCAAGCCTCACAGTTTGGGTCTTCCGCTGCTAACCAAGCCGCCCTTGTTAACGCTTCTGCACAGAATCAGGCTAGTCAATTTGGAGCGCAATCTGGTAACGTAGCATCCCTATCTAATCAAGCTGCACAGAATCAGGCAAGTCAGTTTGGCGCTCAGGCTGGTAACGTAGCCTCTTTATCTAACCAGGCAGCTCAAAACCAAGCTAGTCAGTTTGGCGCTCAGGCATTTAACCAGGCTGCTCAACAGGCGTCTGCACAACAGCAAGCGGCCAGTCAGTTTGGCGCTCAAGCAGGTAATAATGCTGCACTAGCTAATGCTGCCTCTATGAACCAAGCCAACCAGTTTGGGGCGCAGGCAGGAAATACTGCACAGTTAGCCAATCAGTCTGCATTTAATCAGGCAGGTCAGTTTAATGCACAACAGGCTTTGGCCGCACAGATGGCTAACCAACAGGCAGGATTATCAGGATCTGCTCAACGTCTTGGTGCTGCTGGTCAACTTGGCAACCTATCTAACCTTGGTTTTGGTATGGGACAAACTGTTAACCAAAACATTATGCAACAGGGTATGATGCAACAAGCTATTCAACAGCAGCTCATTGATGCGGCTAAGGCTCAATTTGCAGGTTACACGCAAGCGCCTTACCAGTCTATTGGATTGTTATCGCAGGCTCTGGGTGCATCACCAATTCCTCAGTCTCAAACTACTAGCAAGCAGCCAGGCATGTTTGATTATTTGACTATGGGCGCTCAACTGTATGGGGCTTCTGATTCTCGCTTAAAAGAGAATATTACTCAAATAGGATCATTACCTAATGGCCTTGGATTATATACTTGGGATTGGACGGATGACGCCAATGAGAAGGGATTAAGTAATCCTATGACTACTGGTGTTATAGCTCAGGAAGTGCAGGCTGTTATGCCTGAACTGGTGAAGATGCAGCCTTCTGGTTATCTTGCCGTTAATTATGGTGAGTTGGTAAAAGGAATATACAATGCTTAATATGTACAATCCAGAAAATGATCAGGAAGCACAACTGCGTAAGATTTTGGAATCAGCGCAAATGGTTAATCCAGGGGATATTGCAGGTATGCAGGTCAGTCCTGGAGGAATTGATAATGTCGGATCGGCGATAAACGGTATTGCTAACGGCCCTATCGCCCCCGAAATATTACAGGCTACTGAGGCAGCAGGAAACCCATCAACAGCAAGCAAGATAATTGATGGGCTGGCTAACTATCAGGTCGCACCTATTAATGCTCCCCCTATGGGTCAATTGCAGCGTGGAGGTGGTTTAATGCCTCTTAATGCCCCTCCTATGGGACCGTATGGAAGTAGTGCGTCTGGAATTCTAAACTCTATCGGCCAGCAGCCAGATAAAGATGACGATGACGAAAAAACAAGTAAAATGGCGAAGCTGTTAAAAATGTTTGGAGGGTAAGATGGCTGGTATATTTGATTTTATGAATAGTGGCATTGAAGACGAGAAGCTAAAGTCGCTGGAAGCTATGATGTCTGGTAAGATGGGGATGCCTAATGGCGGCGTAGACAATACTACTGCTGCTATGGCTGGAATGCCTATGCCGAACAATATGTCTGGAATGCAGGCTAACAACCAGATGAACA